CAGTGACTGTACGCCTGAGCGAAGGAAACAGCACGGCGTTATACACGCGCGTCTCGGCCTGCTGGATAAAACGGTCCATGTCCTCCGTAACGAACGTATTCTCCAGTGTCGATGAAACCGCCGATACCAGCGCCGCGTAGTCCACTTATGCGTCCTGTTATGCCATCGGGCCTCTTGCGAGCAGCCCCTTTGTGGCCGCGCCGGTACCGCGAATCTTGATACCCGACTTTTTCATCTCGGGGTAGTCTCCGGTACGGATGCTTCCTGCACACGCCACGCGGGACTTAAACGCCTTGGCACCTGCGCCAGTACCTGTGTCTGCATTGGGGACGACTTTGGGTTGTTTGGACGTTGCCATATTAAACCTTCTTTCCTTGGGCTGCAGCGCGCGCTGCGGTGCGCCCCAGCTTTTTCATTTGTTCTTGAGTCTTGCCGCCGTAGCTGCTTGACTTGACGCCGCCGTTTGTCGGCACTGTCTTGGTGTTACTTGTAGCCATTAAATGCTCCTTATGTAGCTGTCACTGTCACTATCACTGTCACTGTACCTAAACGCACCTTCGTTGCCAAGGGGTTTGGCGTATCACTAAGTGCATCTCCGCCGCCTACGGGGGCCCAGCCCCATGCAAATATCCTAGTTCCGCCGCCCAGTGTTCCGTCTACTGTAACCCCAGAAACATTATATAGCGTATCGGGTCTCGGGCTACGCACGGCCTGTGGGTCGTTTACCGGGTACATCCCAAGCTGTAGTTGCGGATGATCTGGGTCCCAGCACTCCGGGCAAACGCGTAAGTTCACCTTTTTGAGTTTAACTACCAGCTCCTTGAGTTCCTTCAACTTGAACCGCTGTCCACAGCGGTCGCACGCCGCTATCGCCGTCTTGCCCGAAGCAAACTGGTTAGCCATGTCCTTACCCTATGTACTGACGTCGTGGAACCATTCTGATAGGCGACTTGTCACGGTCCTCGTCCGAAGCCAGCTGCCAGCTCTCGTCGTATTGCATTTTGAGCGTCGGCATGCGCTCCAGCGCTCCGGGAATTTTCATTGACAGGTAGTACGCAAGCCCGGCGATCATTGCGGGCAGGAATCTAAAAGGCATGTCACTGGTAGTCACGCCAGTACCTGCGTCTTGAATCCTGCGTAGCCGCCAATACACCAGCGTGTATGTTTGCGCGGCGTCGGGCACCGGCCACAAAGTCACCTGCGGTATGTTAAGCCGCTGCACCCATATTTGAATGGGGCGCGCTTGTGTCAGCTTGTTGGGTATAGCCGCGTAGGTGGGCTCTGCGATGCGTGTGATGTTTATGTCGGCCTGTGTGGCTGCGCTGTCTGCACCGGTACGTACCACATGGTCTAGCAAATCCACGGTATCTTCGGGTAAAGCATACGTATCGGTGCCCGGCACCAGCTCTATGGTGCCTTGATCCATTGTCCATAAATTCACGCCTCTGTTCGCCCAGTCAGCGAAAAGCAAGTTCAAAGAGCGTCGTGTAGTGCGCAGATCGTAGCCAGAACGCATCTCGGCCCCGCACCGCTCAAAAGCCTCTTCGGCAATTTCCGTGATGTCGGGGTTCCATATCGCTGTGCCTGAAGTAGCCATTTAGCATTTCCACTTATCGAGGGCGAGCTTCTTGCGTGTAGGCTCACCGTTGGGTTTCTTCAAAGGGCCGGGCATGCCAGACATCCGCGCACAAAATGAATCTTTACGCTTGCCGCCCTCGGGCTGTGGGGGCTTCAGGTTCATGCCCTGCTTCTTGGCCGAGGCACGCCCTTTGGCGTTGAGCCCGCCGGTTGGGCTCTGGCCTTCTTTGCGGGTCCACGCCGGAGATTTCTTGGTGGCCATTTAGCACAGCTTACCGCGCGTCTTGCCCTTGGACGCACTGCCGCCTTTGGCGTACTTCATGCTCTTGGCTTCAGCCATCTCTTCTTTAACAAACTTCTTGGGTACGCCTGCCTTTTTCATGGCCATAGCGTGTTTCATTTCGGTTGCTTTTGTGGTTTTCATACTTTCGCCTTCTGGGTAAAATTCAATACTGCCGTTGTCCGTCTGCTTCTTACCAATAGCGGAGCGTCCTTGAGCGGTTCCCTTATTGGACAGTGCTTGTCTAGGGGTTGAGCTACGCATGTGCCGGATTCTACTTCAGCGCCAAGAACTGAGCAAGCGTAACCCCTGCGGGCGGAATTGCGGACAGCACCGTAGAAATATCCCCCGTAATGGCGTAAGTGCCTGTAGTTTGGTACGGTACTACGTGGTCAGGGGCCAGGAAAATATTGCCTGTGCTTCCCAATGTGTCGATAATGTCTTTACTCAAGCCGGTTGTTGCGTCCCGTCCGTAGCCACCAATGACCATCAAGTCTACTGCGCTGGTATTGCGGATTTTCATTGACGAAAGCAAATAATTTGCAGTGTCTGGAGCTGCTATATAAGTGAAGTCGTTCGCAATACCTGTACTCGTGAAGCTCCAGTAGACGAAGCAGGCATAAATAGTAGCCCACGTTACGGAGCCTCCAGCAATGTTGCAGTTTACAAGGTCCGTGACAGCATCGGTGAATGTGATGCCGCTAGTAGCGTAAATGCTAGGTCCGTCGATCCCGTTAGAGTTGTAAGTTGAATCCGCCGTCGATGCTACTGGATAAGTTATGCGGGCGCTACTGCCCGCAGTAGCGCAGGTTAAGCCGCTTACTTCGATAAACTCATTTGCGGTTACCCCGCTTACGTAGCTAACACGCACGCGAATAGCACGGCTAACTGCTGCAGGAACCGATGCTGTCCATACCGCAGACGTACCGGAAACTACGGTACTACCGTTTGCATCTGACCCAGATGCCGTACCATTAAACAACGCAACGGAATTTGTTGTATCGTAAATCTGGACTCTAGAGCCTGCCGGGAAGCCGGTTACGGTAACAGACTGGTATACCGCAGGAGCAACCACCGTTACAGCACCGCCCGCAGTAGTAGTACTAGTTGCAACACCGGCCGCGATTTCGACTGTGATGCCATTGGTCGCGCTGTTATTGTGTAACTTGAGGGTGTACCCGCTATTTACCTTTGCCCCCGTCAAGATGTAGGCCCCGGCACCACCACTGCCCATTGCAATGTCGTAAAGGGCATTACCCGAAAAAGTAGCATCCAGCTTAGTCGCATAGTTGCCCGGCGCGCCAACAATTGTCAGCCCTCCGGCTGTAGCGTTGCGCACAGTGCCCCGCGTGATCACCGTATCGGCGGTTACCTGAATTGGCGCTGTGCCCCCATCCCAAAGGGAATCTGTAGGGGTGGAGTGCCCAAGCTCCATTCTCGAATACTTAACAAATTGGTTTCTTGGCATAGCAGATATCCCCGCTGTGCTGCCCCGTACCACAATACCCCATAAGCGCGTCGTGGACACAAGACAATCGGATAGAGTGACGTTATCCGTCGCAGACTGAAAAATATCAATCAGTCGTGGCGTGGTCAGCAAAAAAGCAGAGTTGGGCACCTCGAAAGTTGCGCTGTTGTCCTCCCACAGCGGCGCAAAAGTGAGACTGCGGTTATTAATAGTCACGGTCGTGGGCGTAGACCCGTCACCAATCTGGAGCCCCAGAGACAGGTAAGTAGGCTGCTGTGCTGCGCCCTGAAAATACAACGTTGGTTTTTTTGCTACCCAGGGAAAAGACCACAGCCCGCTACCTGGGTACCCGTAAATTTCCGTTATATCAGGGAGAACGCCAGCACTACTGGCTGTCCCTGTGTGCGTAGGGATGTCAGACGTAACGAAGCGGCCGACCGCTATCTGGCCCCGCGTTGCTGTCACGTATCTAAAATGGATCTCGTACGCGGCAATATCGGACCAGTCTAAAACCCCCGAGCTGTAAATAGGCGCTACGTCGCGCTCAATCCACCAAGTGATAGATGTGGATTGATCGTTGGCTGCAAAGCCGTTATAGGACGCAAATGCTGATTCCGCGCCTCCTCGATACTGTCCCACATCGCTACCGGTCATTGTGTAGGCTGCCCAATTCCCGCTACCATCTTGAAAAGTTATTCTGATGCCACCGTCTGCATAAGTAGCCAGGTTGGGCAAGAACATGGCCTCGTACGCAGCACAAATCCCGACATACTTTCGGGTACTTAAATCCATAGCCTCCTCTACTCGGTACCCGTTACTTGTTGTGCCCGCAGTAAGGCTGTCGCCTCCAAAAATGCTTTCAGTAGAAAAAGTGCCAGCCATCGCTGCGGGTACACCGAGGCCACCCACGTTTATCGTTGGGGCCAGAATCTGCCCCGCAGCAGAGGGGCCGACGTAGACTTGGGTGATCGTTCTTGTGATGGTCATTTATCGCCCCACGAACCGCGAGAAGTCTTTCAGGGACTACTGCACAGCTAGACTCCGGTAAGCGTTTCGTAGGTTCCGTAGGTCAGCCCTGCGCGCCCTGTCCAAGCAGCGGCGTACCCTGACACTGCGGGGTTGTTAGAGAAGTTTGCATAGGTCATAACCCCTGTGGTCTTACCAAACTGCTGTACCAGCCATTTGCCATCCGGAGAAACTTTACCCACATACATGATGTCTGCATCCTCCAGATTGTTCAGGGCGTACGGGGCCAGCAGGTCAGCTACATAAACGTCGCTAACCCCACTGCGAACACCCACACTATTCCCCGATTAGCGAGGCCGCAAACTTCTGTGCCTGCGCTTTTAGCTTGTCCAGCTTGGCTTCCAACTGGGCGATGCTGTCCGTTAGCTCTGACTGCTGCGCACTGTGCTGCGCCGTCAAGGCAGCAAACGCTTCCTGCGCCGCTGTGGTCTTCGCCGCCAGCTCTCCCAGTGTTACGTCCGCTTTTTCTTTGGCTGCTGCTAGCGTCGCCGCTGTAGCTTTCTTGGCCTCCGCAATGACAGATTTCTCTTGGGCGAGTGCGGCACTAATGCGCGCATCCGCGTCGGCTTCGGCCACGGGGACTTCTGCCAGCACAGCCTTGGCCTTTGCCTGCGCCGCCGCGATCTGCACGTTAAGCTGCTCCAGAGCGGCTTTCTGCGTATCGACTTCCTTTGTCAGCGCGCGGCTGTACTTCTCCGCGTTTTGCAAAACGCCAAACACTTGGTCGGCCTGCTGCAACGCTGCCAGAATGGGCCCAGCCACATTGAGTGCGCCGGACAGCGCGCTGCGCGCGCCTGAAAAATCAGTGCTGCTCATTGCGCACCTCCTGCTTGAAGGACCGTCATTGTGGCTGTTCCAGATGCCCACGCCGTCACTCTCAACCGTACTGCTGTAACTGGCGCGGAGTAGTTGCCGTCTCTGTCGGCCGTCTGGGAAGTCAGACCAGAATTAGGGAACCATGTCGCGCTCGCCGGTACAAAAGTGCTGGCAAAAACGTCATCGAAAGTATGCTCAACGGTGTATGTCAAACTCCCGCCAGCACTAATGTCTACGCCAATGCCTACGGCAAACGGCGTACTGTAAGTGTTAAGCGGAATCGGGTCTGATACCGAGACCTCCCCGAGTGTCACTCTTACTGGACGTGCCATAGTCTACTTACCCGGCGATAGGATCGGCAGAACCGTCGGCAGCACGCTGCACGTACTCTACAGTCACTACGATCGAGCCTGCGGTCGGGTTACCCGTTGCGGCAGTGAAGGTGCCTGTCAATAACACATCAACAAGACCGACGTTAGCGGTCTGTGCCACAACCAGCGCCGCGTCAACCGTTGCTTGAGCCACCTTGACGGAAGTCAGGCCTGTATTGAGCGTGGTTTGGTAGAAGTTGGCGGTTCCGCCGGACCGCCCGATGGTCACGCCCACGTTGGATACGGAGCCGCCAGAGATGGCAGTTACCACTTCGTAGTTGATTCGGAGGATTTTAGAGCCTGCAGGCAGGTTAAACAGATTTTGCGCGGTAGGCGCGGTAGTCATCGCACTGAAAGGCACGGTGGCCGTCTGTACTAGCGTTACGAGGCCGGTATTGCCGGTAGCGCCTTGGCGCACGGTGCCCGCACGAAGGGGCCCAGAGAACGAACTGAACGACATAGTTTTTTATCCTACTTTGAGGTATTACAGTCTGTAGGTAGTCTGCCGGGAGCAGTCTGCAATACCGGTTATCCCGGTATTGCATTTATACCACATGCTGCTTGGCTTTTTACTGTTCATGAAGTCACCGTAACCGCAGCTAAAAATGTCTGAAACTCTGCCGCAAGCAAGGCGTTACCCCCTACACTTTGGTGAACACCATCGGAACTTGAGTAGAAAGGCGTGCCGTTTACTATCCACTTTCCTTGGGTTACCCCCCGCACAGACACTGGGTTGAGTCCGTAATCTATGTTCCCGTACTTGAGCAATTCTATTAAGTGTAAGTCTGGAAATGCGGAGGGGTACTCTCGTACAATAACTTGCGCGGCCTCCGTTTGGAAGTCGTCATAACCTACCACATTAGGGAACAGGCCAACTTTAATGACCTTGTCGTAATTGTAAACCTCTCTTGCTTCCGCCCAGTACGAGAAGAAGTCTAGCACGGCGTTACCGTTGTTAGTACCCATCTCGTCTACGAGTATACGTGCGTATGCTAAATAGGGCGTCCATCCTGTATAGGTTGTCTGCAGGGTGTTTTGTGAAGTGCCGCCTTTGGACATTTCTAGTTGAGGGACCCCAAGTGCAGTTGCAGCGATATGAGTCCATGCTCCGCTAGCGGGAATTGCTCCGGTACCTTCGACAATTGAGTCCCCTACGACAAACATCGTTTTTGGGTCGCCAGACACAAATTTGCCTATTAAGATGGGGCAGTACC